TAGGAGAGCGCCCTAGAGCAGTCACCGGCTGATGAGTACCGAAGGGGTGTGTCGAAAGCAGTTGGCTTAGGACCTTTCTCTTCGTTTTCCTTTACTAACTCTCGCAAGAGTGAGTCTGTAAATACTGGCGCTACTGGGATTTTCCAGTCCATAACGCCCCCTTTCATTGTTGTGCCACACTATACACGGTGGCTGTGACATTTGCAAATTGGTGGGAGCCTGCCGGGGACAGAAGAAAAGAGAGAAAACTTCTTCCCCGGCGGCTCAACCGTGGCAACTGTGAAAGGAGATAAACAGCGCCACCGCTATTGTAGCACACAACAGATACCTGCCAAGTGGTTTCCCCTGCCGGGTGCTAACGCCGACAGGGGTTGTAACCCTTGATACAGGCACTTTGCCTGCGCTGGTTACTTTACCAGAGCGGGATACTTCTTGTCAAGAAACTTCTGTAGGGGCATCCCCTCGTACCTACGGCACAGGTAGTCAAGGCTGACAAACATGGGGTCATAGGACCCGTCACGGACTTCGTGCTTGACAATGATTCCCCGCCAGTGAGCGTTGCCCTGTGGACCCTTGTAGTCCTCATCGTGCAGGTAGCAGGCTCCGGCTACTAGGCCGTGCTGTGACTTTCCAGCCACGAACCGCAGGCCGTACATAAGGGTCTGCTGGTGGCCCATGGTAAAGGTGTGACCGATACTCTTTAGTCGTGACTCTACGTTGCCGCCTAGGGGCTTGCCCGTCATGGGGTTATAGAAGAAGTGGCTGTAACCCACCCCGTCTAACCATAGGATTTCCTTAAAGGGGATTACGTTCCAGCCGGTGCGGGCGTAGTTGAGGTCGTCCGTGGAGATGACATCCTCCAGTTGGGCATCCCCCTCTACGGCACGGTTAATACGGTCCTCATGGTTGCCTAGCAGGATGTAGCGTTCAGGCTTCCAGGCTGCGTGCTTAGTCTTGCGCCGGTTGGAATTAAAGTCGTCCATAGCCTTGTTCAGAATCGCCCAGGCAGAGTTGGCTGCTTCTATGTCGATAACGTAGCGCCTTCCCTCCATAGACTTCTTACCCTTGTCGTACATAGACAGAGAGGGCATATCGGCATGGTCCCCAAGGTGGATAATCTTGACGGGCTTATCGTGGAACTCGTCTACGATGTATTGCCCAATCCATTTTAGGTGGTCTGTCGGTACGCCCTCTTTAGCCTGAGTATCAGGGATGATTATGTGGGTGTTTGACTGGAGTTGCAAGTGACCTCCTTTGGTCACTCTATTCTACACGCTAAGAGCGATTGCGTAGGCTATTTCCGAGGGAGTTACAGTATATAAATCAGGCCATCCCTGGGTGCCCTTAAAGCCTGCATACATGAGGCTGGCGGCTGTCAGGCCGGAGCAAATCCAGGTGCCGGTCTTGCGTAGGCAAATACGGTCTGGGAGAAACAGGTCAAGGGCGCAGGAGAGGATGGTGGAGTATCCGTAGGCGGAACCCACCTGGCTGCGGGCAAACTCTAAGAACTGGTCGGAGTCCAAGGAGGCTGGAAGTTCGACTACTTTGTACTGCCCACCTGGGGCGATGGACTCTAACTTCTTATCATCGGTAACACCTGCGGCCTCTGCCTGAATGACGTACCATTCACCGTCCACTTCACGGTCAAGGACGGCAACGTGGTTGTACTTGGCGTAGACTTCGCCAATGTCCTTACGCTGTGCCCATCGGATAGCAGCGCCAATGATTCCTTTGCTGGTGCAGAATACTAAATCCCCTGGCTTCACTGCTGGGATTCCTGTCCTTTATGGTAGGAGATGTGCTTCTCTAGTTCGTGCTGAGTTTCCGTGACCATAGTTTCGATACGGTCCACGGCATCACGAAGGCTGGTGCCAGAGTTAGGCTCAAGTTCGTGGCGAATCTTACGCCAGAGAACACGCCCAAACCAGGCAATAAGGGCTAGGCCCGGTGCTGTGGCAGTGCTGTAGTTTGCCCAGTCAGACCAGGACATAGCGGCGGTCATGCGGCGTAATCAATCTTGGGCCACTTCTGGGTGGTGTCATAACGATAATACGTCACGGGCCTGTGGTCATCAGTAGCACGGCAGAACGAAGGGTCGCCCTCTTGCCCAAGGCTGACAAGTAGCGGGTTCTTAAGGTCCCTCTGGACAACGACAGCAACATGCTGGGTACTAAGAGGCTTGCCTACGTTAAAGATTGCCAAGTCGCCAGGGCGTGCCAAGGCTGCGGGCACACGCTTACCGTTGCGGGCTAGGGTTTCAGTGTTGCCATAGCCGTTGTAGTGGTACACGGGGCCGTTGGGGTCGCCAGCACCGGCTACACGGTAACAGAGGGCCGCAAAACTACTGCAGTCGTACTTCATTACCTTTGTAACGGCGTACTGAACTGGTCGGTATTGCAAGTAGTGGAACCGTTGCTTGTTATGCACGGACCATACTGCGAACCATGCGAGGTCGTTTGCTACATTTTTACTTGCCATTATGCTGATAGTCCAATCACGAATAGACGGTTAGATGAAGTTGTTGGGGTAGCGCCGGAGGAGTTAAGATTCACCGTGGTGGCTGCTGTGGATACACCCTCTACTGCGTAGAACGTGACCAGGGAGCCAGATTGAGATGTGGTGGTGAGGGACATCGTCACACCGTTCTGGTTGGTGGTGGCACCAAAGTCAATGTTGGCCCCGTAACTCCCAGCCCCACCCTGAATGTAACGCCATGCAACAACAACGTACTTAGTGAAACCGGATACAGAAACCGTAGCCTGAGTGCTACCAGTTGTGGTGGTGGCAATAAATAGGTCTGAGATAGCGGGAAGAAGTGATGCCACGGTTTTCCATGATGGGGCAGCGCCAGAACCATTTGCTGATAGGACTGAGTTATTAGCGCCAGCAGCAAGGGCCGCAAGAGCATTGGCACCAGAACCGTACAGGATGTCTCCTTGCGCCGTGACCTTACCTACCGTCTGGGCAACGGCGTAGTTGGCTTCGTCAAGGTCGGTAGCAGTCATAACGATAACCACGGGGACCGATGCATCGTGGTCTTGTGTCTGCGTGCCGTCTTGCCCACGAACCACGCCAGTCAGTTCTACTGAACCAGTAGTACCCCAGTCTGGTGCGGAACTTTGGACCGGGACGTAAACCTTCTCTTCGCTTTGAAGTCCGTAGCCAATGGACATCCAAAAGCCGTAAGTTGCTCCCAGTGTGCCCCAGGATGCGCTGGTGTTGGCTAGTGAAACCGTGGTCCCGCCAGTTAGGGCCGTGGCGAGACTAGCCTGAACTGCCCCTCCATCGTAAGCGTTTCGTGAATATGCGGTGCGTGCCATTGTTATATTTTACCTTTTAGTTAGTAGGTTGTGGGTTGTAAGTAAAGCCGTTTACGGTTTTCATAGAGACAACTAGGTTTCCACGGTATCCACCTTGGAAGTTATCTCGCCGCTCTGATGGGAGCCACGTCAGGTCGTCAATAAGAACATCTGCATAAAGTGGGCCTTCGGTGTAGGCAACTGTTCTTGTCTGCCTACGGATGTTGTCTAGGTACAGGTACTCCACATACGGGTCGTAGGTGTAGATAGTGCCATTCACATCTACCACATCAGATAACTGAACGACTTGAGTAATCCTTGTTTCGGTGGAGATAGTGGGCGTAGCCTGGAGGGTCCAACGGGTCACAGTGGACGATTGAGTTACTCCTGCCAGGGTCAAACGAACGTTAAAGTATTCTCCACGCTGGTTAGGAACGATGGGAAACACGGTGCTTTGCGCAGGGGCGCTCATCGTAGCCACATCCACAAAGGCACCACTGTTGTAGGACACTGCGGCGGTGACATTACCGATGCTTTGGCTGGTGTTCAGGTGGATAAAGGATGCAATCTTGTCGTCAGGGATACCGTATGTGATGTGCCCGCTATCCACATAGCCAGACGTGACGTACTGAGTAGGGTCCTGAGTGTAAAGGCCATGCTCGCTACCTTCGCCGCTAATGGACATGAGAGGGCCGTTGGTGATTGGGTCCCAGTCAAGGGTCATGGCAGCGTTGCCGCCTGTCCAGTCAACCATAAGGTCCGAAGCGTAGGCCGGGGCTAGAGTGTCTATGAACGTGGAGATGTCCATGCGCCCAATACCCGTGCTGGCATCGTCATAGTCATTCCATGCAAAATAGACAAAGCGCCCGTTGGCTGTGATGCCGGTGACTGGGTACTTGACTGGCTCTGTGATGGAGGGAAGCAGGGGACCAGATGTCAGGTAGTTCCCCGTTCCTGGCTGGGTCATGCGGATGCCACGGTTAGTCCCCACAAACATGTAGTTCAGGTAGCCGTACAAAGCAGTTGGATACTCGCCGTTTGGCAGGGGTAGCGCAGAGATGGGAACGGTCATGGTCCCGGTGCTATCGTTGCTGTACGTTGAGTAGTAAACAGAACCGTTACTGTCTTTTCCAGAGGTTGAAGAATACCCCCCCATGTACACGGAACCTTGTGCGTTCCCGAAACAAGTCCATAGGAAGTTGTCGTCAGGGTGCGTCCATAGGGTCGTTACTGTCCCACTAGATTTGACGTAATGTATAGTGGAGCCTGCTGCCACCAGAAGCCTGTCTGCTTGCCAAGAAATAGCGTAAATGCCCGTAGTGTGCGTTAGGTTGGATGAGGTTGCAGTAGCGCCGATAGTAGAGTGATAAATCTTTGTGACAGAGGACTTGGAACACCATACGTCACGCCCGTTTGATGTTATGTCGCTACATCCGGCAATACTGCTTCCAGAATCCTTAAGTTCTCCCCATGTTGCGTAGTCTTGCGTAAAGTAGCAACCTGTTGAAGTAATAACGTAAACGTAATTGTTGGCCTTGATAGCCTTTATAAGCGTGCCGGTGTAACCCGTCTTTTTGACAGTGGCAGGCAAAGCGTTAATCTGCCACTTGGTCCAGGGGTCAATACCCTTGGAACGGTAGAAACGTTCTGGGACAGAGTTCTGGCGGTCTAGGAACAACTGCCCCGAACCCATGCTCCAGTCGTTTTGTTCACGCCGCCAAAGACCCTCAGTGTTTACTGTGCCTTCTCCGGCGATGTTCGTGAGGTTGATTGACTGGCGCTGCGAGGGATAACTGGAGTGCTGGAAGTTGTTACGCTGATACTCACGGTTGGTATCCACGCCGTACCAACGCCCTGCGATAGACACGGTGAATACACCCTGCGGGCTGGTAGGCAGGGAGTTAGTCAGCGAGTTGAAAGCAGCACCGCCTAGATAGGCGTTAGTAATCTGTAGTGTTACCAAGAGCGCAACCTCACATTGTATTGACGAGCGAGGCGGTCCCCTTCAGCATCAATGCGGGCCTGGCGTTCAAATTGAAGCGCACGGAAAGAGGCGTTTACTGAACCTGGTGGTACATCGGATGCCTTGCGGCTGTCTGGCTGTGCTTCGATAAAGTTGCGCTTAATCTCACGGCTTTCCATCAACTTGATTTGTGCGCCCAGTGCGGGGATGTCGATGGCGGTAGAGGGCAAGTTGGAAATCTTGAGTGGCACACCATCTACTAAGGGCACCACGCCACCATAGTTGTAAGGAGCATCTGCGGAGTCAAGGTTGCTGACCGGCGTAAGGGTAACGTCATCGGTAAGGTTCACCAGAGGGATAAAGGGCGCAGAGTACATGACGTACATAGGCAAGCCGGGCCAGCCCTGCTCGTACAACTGGATGCCTTGGCCCGATGGGAAGATACTGTCAGCCGTTCCTGACGAGCCAAACATCTGTCGCTGGATACGCCAGTTACGGATAGCCGGGAAGTTGTGTGATGGCGGGGCGATACGGAAGTTGACCGATAGCACGTCAGTAAAGTTGTTAGGCAGGTCGCCAAGGTCGTAGCCCTGGAAGATAGGGTTGTAAGGGATGCTGGTGCTATCCACACGGAACAAGCCGTTGGTCGGGCTGGACAGGTCACGCAGGTCATCGTTAATAGCCACGCCGATGTCGAACTTAGTAAACTTAGGGTTGACAAACACGGTAGCGTTGTTGCTGTGTGCAACAGCCGTAGAACCCTGGTAGCCACGGATAACCGTAGCGTTAGTACCGTCCCAGGTCAGGACGTACATAACCTCTAGGTCCACAGACAGGTAGCCACCGGGCGTGACCATGTTGTTCTGGACACCCTTCAGAGGGATGGTGTCGGCGGTGTCAGTGATGGTTGAGCCAAGGATGGCGGTCATGTCACGCTGGCCCGACAGCAGGCGGCGATAGACCTTCTCAATCAGGTCGTTGAAGGTGGCACCGGAAGTCTTGGTAAAGGTGTAGGTCATATCAAACCGCTTTCGCTCATAAAGGTCTTGCTTTCGTCAGCACGTTTGGCGATGTACTTATCCACGATTGTGCCGCTCTCAACTTCATACTTGGTAGAGGCGTGGGACTCCAGTTGCGCTGCGCCTACCGTGGACTTGGGCTGCATACCCTCAGCACGCAGACGCTTGTAGGCTGGCAGGTCCTTCTCCAGTTGCTTTTCGTGGGCGTTGCGGGTGGCGGCATCGCTACTACGGGTGGGCATGGCAGAGGGTGAGAAGTTGACAGCGCCGTAATACTTGGTCACAGCCCCTTCGCAGTTAGGGCAGGCAGTCAGGGTTTCGTCACGGAAAGACTGGACAACCTCAAAAATCTTCTCTTCGGTCTGGCAGATGTAGTCGTATCTAGGCATTGGTAGTATCCATGTAGTTAGCGTAAAGGGGGTGTTCCCTTATCATTTGGTTGGCAGTTTCCTGGTCAATGTAGGAAACTTCACCACCCCAGAATACTTGATTAATGTGCGGGTCGAGGGTGAACGCTTGTGTCGTACCGTTCCAGTAAGTGACAAAGGCGTACTGGTTGTCGGGGCTGTCGGTAATCCACGGGTAGGGGACGTTGGCGTTACTGTTCTCAACGGTGGGGTAGTCCTGGACGTAGGTGCCGTTGCTGAGTTGAAACACGTTGACATGGCGATAAGTAGAAGCGTAGTGACGGAACAAAAGGTAGGCTTGGCCCCTGGTTTCCGGCAAGATAGGCGGCACAACCTTGGTTAGCGGAGTGGTGAAGGAACGCTTGGGGCAAATTGCCTGGTCGCTAAAGGTAATGCTCTCGCCGATGTTGAGAATGATTTGCTTGTTGATGTTCAGCGAATCGGTAAGGCTAAGAGTGTCCGTGGTGTAAACAAACTGCTTGGCGGCAGTGCCCTGGCTAGACGAAGCAAGCGTAAGCGTTTCGCTAACAGATACCGTCAAGGTCGCCTGTGTAGCAACTCCATCTGAGAAAGTTACGGCATCAGCCGTTGACCTAGTGATAAGGCGGTTGGCCCCAACGGATTCCGTAAATGTCAAGGTGTCCGATGCACCCCTGTTGGATACCTTATTCCCGGAAACGCTTTGGGTGAAGGCTACGGTGTCGGTAGCGGCAGCAAGATACCCACCGATAAGAGCGCCAAAAGCGCCAATGGACGGTGACGTGCTGGATACCGAGGCGTTAAGGGTAACTAGGTTAGTTGAAACTATGCTGGGGTTAGATGCCCTGAAATTTTCGCCGTTCGTGGCGAACCTTACTAGAGCGCCCTGGGGAATAATAATGCCGGAGCGCACATAAAACTGGGACATGCCAGCCGCTACGGGGGTGCTGGCCTTGCCCACCCAGATTGGCGTAGTAAGAGCCACAGTGACGTTAACAGAAATAGTGATTGTCTTGGCTGTGGTATTGACGGATTGGATAAAATACGCAGTAGCGGAGGCGGCTGGCCCTATCCAAACCTTATAAGTAGGGGCGGGGGCCAGCGGGCACCCCCCCCGCAGGGGGGTGGGGGCGGCCCCTGCCGGTATTCCAGGTGGTGTGGTTGCGCTTTCTGACGCATTCGCTGCTCGGCCTGGCGCTGCTGGGGCCGCGGTCACGGATGGGGCTGGGGGG